CCTATCCACCAGTGTTACCCCTACTACGACTACTTCGTCGTTGGTGGGGGTCGTGAACTACTGGATCGTCGGAGTTGGTACAAGGGTTTGCGGCGCCTCACGCGAGGCATCGCAAAAGTTGTACTCGTTCCGAAGGATTCTCGTGGACCGCGCCTCATCTCTGCTGAACCGTTGGAATACCAGTGGATTCAGCAGGGACTTGGACGGAAGATGGCAGCACACCTGGAGGGCGATTGCTCGCTCACTAAGGGGCATGTCAACTTCACAACTCAGGAGGTCAATCGGAACCTTGCTCTCGCTGGTTCAACTAGCGAGAATTGGGCTACGCTTGATCTCTCTGATGCTCGGACCGGGTCTCTCTCGGCCTTGTTCGAGGAGTGTTTGCGAATACTCCGCGACTGGTCCGAAGTCTAGAGGCTACTCGAACAGCGGCTACCTACCTTCCGACCGGGGAGGTCGTGAATCTCAGGAAGTTCGCACCGATGGGGTCGGCACTTTGCTTCCCTGTCGAAGCCTACTGTTTCTGGGTCATCATGGTAGCTGCAGTGGTTCACGAGGCAAGACTGCCACTGAACCGAGCGGCTAGCTCAATCTACGTCTTCGGTGACGACTTGATCGTTCCGACGAAGTGGGCTGAGCTATGCATGCATGCACTTGAGTCGGCTGGCTTGGTAGTCAACCGCCAAAAGTCGTGCATTACTGGTTCCTTCCGGGAAAGTTGTGGCATGGACGCCTTCAAGGGCGTTCAAGTCACTCCAGTTCGGCTAAGGAAGCAGTACACGGACCGCGCTACCGATGGGACAGTCCTAGCATCGTATTGCGCTCTGGCGAATGCTCTGGCGCGAGGTGGTTACGATGCTACGGCCTCTCTTATATGGGAAAGACTAGAGGGTACGTTTGGGAAACTTCCCTACGGTACTCCTCTTAGCTCCTTTCCATGTAGAGAGGTCCAGAGCCCTTCAGTCGCTGAGACAAAGAATCGTCTCGGTGGCTGGGTAAGGCGCTGGAACCGTCGAT